AGTACAACTACTGGAATTAAGATTGAAGAATTAGAAGCTGACAAGATCTTAGTGGTTAACTCAGCAGCTGACGGCTTAACCATGGGACCTACCCTAGCTGAGGTTGATACAGTAGCTGATCACATAGCGGACGTTCAAACAGTGGCTGCAAGTATTTCTAGTGTAACCACTGTAGCATCAGACCTTAATGAAGCCGTATCAGAGATTAATACGGTAGCAGTTAACATCACTAACGTCAATAGCGTTGGTACATATATTGCTAGTGTAAATACTGTAGCAACTGGAATTGCCAATGTTAATACAGTGGCTGATGACCTTAATGAAGCCGTATCAGAGATTCATACCGTTGGTACAAATATTGCTAACGTCAATACTGTAGGTACTGACATTACTAATGTCAACACGGTTGCTAGCGGAATAAGTAATGTAAATACTGTAGCTACAAATATTGCTAACGTCAATACGGCAGCTACAAATATTGCATCAATCAATACAAATGCGACAAATATTGCATCAATCAATACAAATGCGACAAATATTGTAGCAATTCAAAATGCCTCAACTAATGCAACCAATGCGGCTAGTTCAGCAAGTGCCGCGTCTACAAGTGCAAGCAATGCGGCAACCAGCGCAACAAATGCGGCAAATAGTGCAACAGCAGCAGCCGCTGCTTTAGATGAATTTACCGACACTTATCTGGGCGCGTTCTCCACGGACCCAACTTTAGATAATGATGGCAACGCATTATCTGCCGGCGATCTGTATTTCAATACCGTTGCAAATCGCTTAAAGGTATATAGCGGATCTTCTTGGTCATTCGCGATTCTTGATACGTCAACAGTAGTGATTAAAACAAGCTCTACTGGATCAGCAATCATTCCATCTGGCGCCACGGGAGATCGAGACGGATCACCGGCCAATGGTTACTTTCGATACAACTCATCGGTTAATTCGTTTGAGGGATATGTTAATGGCGCCTGGGGCGGAGTCGGTGGCGCACAAGCTGGTGGCGTTATCTTTGAAAACTCATTAACGATCAGCTCAAACTATACATTGACTACCAGCAAGAATGGTTTAAGCGTTGGACCAATCACAATCAATAGCGGCGTATCGGTAACGGTACCAAGCGGACAAAGGTGGGTAATATTATGAGCATTGTTTTAATTGGATCAACTAGCGGAAGTGTGACATTGCAAGAGCCGGCCGTTGCTGGTACTACTGTATTAGATTTGCCGGCTACATCGGGTACTGTTGCTTTAACTTCACAAATTCCAACGGCAAAAGTCATAAATGTTGAAAGACTCCAAAATAGCACTAGGGCATCACTCTCTAATACAGGGACTACTCCCGTGACATTAACTACTTTTACTTATAACAAACAATCAGCGTCAACTTCTTTGATATTTATAGTAATGATTCCTATGTATGGTCAATATAGCGGAAACCTAGTGTGTGATTTAACCTACGGGTCATCGTCTGCTTTTGGTTCTCTTTATTACGCTTATGCAGGTGGACTTGGTCAGCCAATGATGGGTCAAGCAACGCTAACTGGCTATACAACAACAGGAAGCCAAACACTTACTGCTAGATATTACTCAGCAGATGGTACTGCCGCTAGACCCGCAAATATAGTAAACCCAAACGCAACTGATGACGCTAGAGCTATCCAGCAACCATCTACTGTTACTGTAATTGAGTATTCATAAGGATTTAATCATGGCACTATTTGACGAAGTAATTAATTTCACATACATTGCCGACTGCCAGGCAGTCAAGGCTAAGTATCCGAAAGGAGCCGCATAATGCCTAGCATCATCTCCGCAACTACTAGCACAGGACTTGTTTCTAGTGCTGACAACTCAGGCTCATTACAACTAGCTACCAATAACGGAACTACTGCTATAACGATTGATACATCACAGAATGTGGGGATTTCTGCTGGTCGATTGACTAAGCCGTATCAACCAGCTTTTATGGCTCACACATATTCAACAAGTGGACCTGTAATTGGAAGTTACATAACAGCATTATTTACTACTGTTGTAACAAATCGAGGTAGCCATTACAATGCCGGAAGCGGTGTATATACTTGTCCCGTTGCCGGTGATTATTATGTTCATTGTAATCTCAATCTACGAGCAGTTGGGGCCGATTGGTCATCTGTCTTTATTCTTAAAAATAATACTCAGGTAATACAAAGCTGGTCGCAACCAAACGTTGATAATCAATACGACAACAATGTGGCTAATTGCGTACTAAATTGTGCGGCTAATGACACAATAATATTTGCGTTTTACACCGGATATACAGTTCCCGGAACGTCCGCTGGCTATAACCACGCCTCAATTTATCTATTAGGTTAATTAAAGGAAAAAATAATGGCAACTTACACAATCACACTTAGCGCCGCAGAAGATAAAGCGCTCCACGTAGTAGCTCTCTCCGCCCAGGACTGGATCGACAACGCCGTCCATGAGCGTTGCCGCATTGCGATCGAAGAGATCGTTAACGCGGAAGTGCAACGCAAACTAGCGGCCGGCGAACCAATTACAGGTTCTAAAGATGACATCGTTATGGCGGCTAATGTTGAAAGTGCGGCAGAGCGTAACGCAAGACTAGAAACAGAACGCCAAGGAGCGTAATATGCCATTAGTCCTAAGTGGTGATGGAATCACCAGCGACAACATTACAAGCCTGGCGGCGAGTAAGCTGACTGGGTCAGTCGCCTTGGCTACACAAGTGAGCGGCACATTGCCTGATGCAAACGCGCCAATTGGAAGCATTATTAAAACATCGCACTTCACAAATGCTACTAGAGTGGCACTATCCGATTCGGCTGGGCCATCCAACATCTGGACTGTTAGCATTACAAAAGATTTTAATAGCTCAACTAGCGATTTGGTTGTGTTTGGAAATTTGCAAGGACGAGGAAATTACTCAGATCAATGCGGTGTTTATGCCCATATCTCAGGATCCACTTCACGAAGTACCGATGGCTCTGCTTTTTATGATGTTGATTACTATCCGTCAAACGGCACAAATAGACCAGGCGGAATTGTTTTACTTGGCAAGCGATTTGAAAGTCTTGGCGTTGGCTCACACACATTAGAAATTGGCTGGCAAACTCGCAATGGTTCAAGCGGCGATAAACCATATCAAGTATTTAATCCGGATTTAAACGATGACGCTAGGTCACACGTCCACAGATCCAATCTTGTTGTATATGAAATCTTAAGATAATTATGAAAGAGGTAATCATGCAAGCTCCTAACAAACTTTATATTGCCGCCGACCTACTTGGAAAATCAGTCTGCGAAAAGGCTGATGGATTTTATTACTGGGAAGGTAGTGAAGAATTATCTACGCAAAAATTAACTTCTTCTGAATTAGCTCAGGTAGATACAGAATATGCTAATCGTCAAGCAGAGTATTTAGCAACTCAATACCAACGCGATCGTGCCACCGAGTATCCATCATTTGCAGATCAATTCGATACCCTTTATCACGGCGGCTATGACGCCTGGAAGGCGCAGATCGATGCAATCAAATTGAAGTATCCTAAGGTTTAATGATGAATGAAACAGAAGCACGTTTAAATAGTCACGAGGCGGTTTGTGAGCTGCGCTATGATAGCATTTGTGCAAGGTTAAAGCGCCTTGAACAGATCCTATTAGCTACTACTGCATTTATTATTGCCACGCTAATTGCGATTGTATTGAAGTTAAATTGATGTGGCGGACGAACTTGGACTATTAGCCGGGGCTAAAGGACTTAGCGAAGGGATTGCCACTGGTAGAAAAGCCGGTCAGGAGATTGCAAAGAATATTGAAGATGCCCAAAAAGAAGGCATTGAGTTAGCAAGAAAAAAGACGTTAGATCATATCCGTGAACGTAAGGAAGCGGAGCTTAAAAAACAACGGGCCATTTTTAAAGCCCTTGACGAGTACCGACAACGAAAGGTAATTAGTGATGAAGAACATCGTCTTAAAACTGATTTCATTAAAAAGTATGGCACAAAAGAGTGGGAGCAAGTTCTCAGAATTAAAACAGACATTGAAAAACTGGAAAGAGAAGATCAGCAGTTTTTTAACACGGAACTAAAAAAGGTACGGTTAGTCCAATGGTACTGTTTCCTTGCAGCCTTGATCGTAACCTTGTGGCTAAAATTTATTCTAGGCGTAATATGAAGGACGATGACGACTTTAATATGTTTATGTGGGCTTGGGTTGTTGGAACTTGTTGGATAATCTTTGGTTTTTATTTATCTTGGGGATCTTAAATGGAAGCATTACTAGGAATACTTAAGGGCGTTGCCCCTGTATTAGCAACTGCAGTTGCAGGACCTGCCGGTGGAGCTGCCGTAGGTTGGATCGCGTCTAAGTTAGGTATTCCAGACGATACAATCGAAGGGGTTACTCAAGCCCTGACCGGGAACCCTGAGATGGCCATGAAGCTTAAGGAACTAGATCTTGAGTATGCCAAGTTAGATGCCCAAGACCGTGATTCAGCTCGTAAAGCTTATGCTGCCGTAGCTACCAGTGAATATGCTACTAAACTAGAAAAGTCCGTTGTTCCTGTTCTAGCCTTAGGCGTGGTTGGTATTGCGTTCTTGTTGATCGGTGTCTTAATGTTTGTCGATACTCCAAACGACCAACAGCAATTAGTTATCTTTGCATTAGGCTTTATCACAAGTGCCGCGGGCCAGGTACTTTCTTTCTATTTTGGATCTAGTCAAGGCTCCAAGGACAAGGCCGAAGAGATTAAGGGAATGATTAAAAAATGACGAAAATAACAGAACACTTTACGCTTGAAGAGCTTACTCATACTGACCATCGGCAATTTGATAACACGCCAAACGAATCAGAGTCCAAGAACCTTGAACGTTTAGCCCTGTTGCTTGAGCAAGTTAAGGAGATCCTTGGTGGCAAACCCATCATGATCAACTCAGCTTTTCGCTGCAAGCAAGTCAATGATGCAGTAGGATCTAAGGACACCAGTCAACATCGCATTGGCTGCGCTGCGGATATCCGTGTACCAGGGATGACGCCTGACGAGGTGGTAAGAGCAGTCATTGCATCTGGACTAGGATACGATCAGATCATTCGCGAGTTTGACCGCTGGACACATATCAGTGTTCCAAACACCGTGGATACCGCGCCTCGTCGTCAGGCATTAATCATTGATAAAGCAGGAACCCGTGCATTTTCATAACCAAGGAGTTAATCATGCCAGCTAAACAAGGACTATACGCAAACATTCACGCTAAACGTGAACGGATTAAAGAAGGTTCAGGCGAAAAGATGCGTAAACCAGGAACCAAAGGCGCACCTACCGCTAAGGATTTTAAAGACTCGGCTAAGACAGCCAAGAAGTAATATCCTCACCAAGGACTTGGGCAGCAATGTTCTTCTTTGCTCTCAAGGCCTTGATGATCTTCTCATCAATCGTACCAGCTACGGTAAGGTCAACATAGTTCACTGACT